GATGAAGATACTAATCTAGGATCACCAATATATTCTCCAATATTGATAAATCCAATTTGTGAACTAATATCATCGTCTATTTCGTTTTGTGGCGAAAATGTTACCTCAACATAGTTTACATCTCTTGTATAGCTTTGACTAATTGCATAATCTTGTTGTATAGATCTAACATTAGATAAAGTTGTATTATCGGGGATGTTTGCTAAACTACTGCTATATGGGAGGGAAAGGCTTTGTTGCTTAATTTTATCAGCTACAGGATTTTTTATACCAACAGGAGGTTGATCAAAGAACACAGATTGTGTATTTGATACGAATACTGGAGTAGTGTTAAATGTAAAATTACTATCGCTTGTAAATGATGAAGTAGCAACCCAGGACCCTGTTATTTTAGGGTGTATTGAGGTTGAACCAGTATATAGTTCTCCACCTAAAGATGCTCTAAAAGCAAGTTGATTTGGTCCTTGGTTTGTCCCATTTCCTTCAATGGAATTAGGATTCATTACATAATCATCAAATACACTTTCGCTTATAATAGTACTATAATATCTGATTTCTTGGAATGAGCCCGAAAAATTAGTATAGTTTGATATGCTAGCAGAGCCAAAATATGAAATCACCCCAAGATCCAATAAATCATTCCAAGCTTGAGTATTCCCTGTGCTTGAACTAGAAGCTTGGAATCCTATTTGGTTTCCATCGTAACCATTATATATTGAATTTTTAGAATATAAAGTAAAATTTGAACCATCTTTAGTTACCATTACTGACCACCAGTCTCCGTCAAAAAATGGTAAATATACACTAGCAGAAGTTGTTAAAAAGAGCGTTCTTGGTATAAAATCTAATTTAGCGTATTGATAATATGGATCTACAGTTGATCCTGAATATGAAGCACTAGTATACCCTGATCCAGTATATGTTAAAATAATAGTAGCAACCCCGCTAGATCCGGAAATTGTCCATAAACTTTGGGATATTGGGATATTAGATGTAGGTAATCCGTTGGTTTTGAATCTAAATGCTATAGTTGAGGGGACACCATTAGGTGACCCCCAATTTGAATTTAGCTTCCAAGAAGAAGAAATAAAATTATTTCCATTCTGTGTATAAGCATAATTGTATTGATCATACCAATAATCCCAATCGTTTGAATTGTCTTTATCTTTGCCTCCATATTCATTTATTCTTAGAATAGTATCGGGAATACCATATAGTGTTATGATTGCTCTTAGGCCCTCTATAGTACCTTTTTTCTTTAAAAGATAAGGCAAATTGTGATATATTCTTTTATATATTGATTTATTTACATCATCAACAGGTTGTAAAGAACCAGTAGCAGAAGCAGTAATATATGTTGTAATATATTCAAATCCTGTTGGGGCAGGTAAAGAAGGTGTTGTATAAGGTAAATTATATAAACTGCCTGAAGGGGTAATACCAATTAAAGCAGCATATAAATCGTCTGTTGAAAAATTATTTTGGTATATTTTAATACCTAAATCGCGTAATATATCTGCTACTAAATCTTTAGATACACCATAATTTAATCGATTATCTGCATTGTATTTTTCGGTAACTCCCTGTAAATAGGAAAATACGTTATCAAAATGTTGACCTATCATTTCAACAAACAACTCGTATTGTGCGTTGCTTGGATCGTCTCTTAGATAAGAAGGAATAGCATTTACTAAAGCATTATTGTTTTCGCTATCATACAATTCTGCTACAGCAGATTGAGATACAAACCAAGTATAACCAACCCCAGGATTAGCTGTAGAAGCATTTGTGTATGGAGGTGTACTATTTGTTTTAGGCCAAGCTGTTGACCCTGATTCATAGTATAGATAATATTCGTAACCATCAAAATTGGTTATAATTTCATTTATTTTTGCTTGGTATATTACATTACTAGAAGAAACATAGTAGTTTGTAGCAGTATTAACTGATAAACTAGCACTATAAGTATATTGCTCTATTAAGGCTAGCTTATAATAAAAATTTTCTAGGCGAGTTTGAGCAGAAGAGAAATGAATAAAATTATCGTAGCTAGAATAGTCTACATTTAATTCAACATTACTTTCTGCTAATAAACTATTTAATTGGTATCTTAAACTTCCTGATCCTGTAGCGGATGTTGTAGCTGTTAGAGAAGAAAGACTAGCATATTGTGTAGAATTATTAATTTGATCTGATATGGATAAATTATAATTTGGTCCTTTTAAAGGAATATTATCATCTTCAATATTAAATACAGGAGTAATACTAATATTGTAAGCTACAGATTCTGCTATTTGTTCAACTACCCAACATTCGCTCTTTATATCAAATTGTGGAGGAAGTGCTTCGTATAGTTTTATTAGAACTGTAGGATCGTCAGGGTTAGAATTATCTAATAATACATTATTTGCTATTACTAACTGATTGTTTCCAAAATCTAAATAAAAGTCTAGATAGCCACCTTGTGTGTTTTGAATATCTTGAGAAAAGATAATTGCGCTAGCAGATACTTCAACATTAGGTATAGCTGTGGTATTAAGTCTTACTTCAGTTCTATCCGCACTGATTTGGTCAATATAGTATCTATTTAATGCGGTTGATGCTAGGCGATGTCTTAAAAAATTGTATGCTGTATTATATTGTCCTTCTGTAAAACCAAAAGCTCTCAAATCAGCTTCCGGGTCTATAGTAACTTGATTATCTAAAAGAGTAAAATTAGGATAACCAGTAACATTTTCTACTAAAATATTTCTATTTAAATCGTATATAAAATATTCTAAATAATCTGTTTCTGGGTTAAATTGAGTTGGAATGTCGTTTGATGTAATCAAAGAAGTATCCTCAGGAGAGTATGTTTGCAACTCAAATGTAATAGGATCAATATTTTGTATGTTAACTATTTCTGTCATTGTGTATTGGTTGTATTTCGAGATATTTGAAATAGTTGCTGTTGAAGATCTAAATTTTCTTGTCTTACTTGAGTTATTTCTTCAAGTAGAGCATTTATTGTGTCGTCTGTTCTGATTTCTCCAATATATTCTCCACTGGTCTTTATTAGATATTCGTGTGAGTTTGTTTGGCCAAATTTTGGAATTTCAAAAAATAAATTTTGATATTGAGCAAAAAATTCATTTATTTGAGAAGGTACACTAATAGATGCTGTAACAGGGGCAGAGATTAACTGAGTAAATTGCGTATCAATTACTTTAGTGTATTGATTTTTATTATATACTACTTTACTTAAATCTATAATTTCTTTTGCCATTATGGGTTAACAACTTTAAAGCTATAATTATCATCAAATACTATTGTTGATCCTTGAATTGTAGTTTGAATTAAAACAGTATAATACCTTTCAGGTTCTAATCCGTTCATATATAATTTAAAATAGCTTCCTGATGCATCACAACTTAATTTAGTATATGTTGTGTCGAAATCTATAACCATTTCGTTAGTATCCAAGTCTTTTATAGCATAATATGATTCTGCTGGTAAAGCATAGTTAGTCATATAAATAGAAGATGTTTGCCATACCTTTGGAGGATATGTTGGTCTTGCATTTACACGAAAAATATTAACACTTTGATCATAAAACACCCCAGGATTTTGGGCTAATAAAATAGTAGCAGGATTAGTAGTTAACACTGTTAAACTACCTGTATTATATACTGAATCATCCCATTTAAATTCTAAGCAGGGAGGATATATAGTATGGGTATCTCTAGAAAAATATTTTAAAGTTACTTGTTCATTAATACTGTTTACAAATTCTTGAGATTCTGTTTGTCTAACTATAAATCCATAATTTGCCCAAGCGCTTCCCGTCCATTTTTCTACTATAGATTTAACATTAAAGCTTAAGTCTAAGTCTGAATAATATGAAAATATTTTTGTAGCTTGAGAACCAGTCCACCATACCCCACCTCCTGCAGAATTAGGATTGGTAGTTAAATTATATGAACCAGTTTGTCCTGCAGAAAACCCTGTAGTAGTCCAAGCATTGCTTCCTGAGTAGGATCTCCAAATCCACGATACACCATTTTGAGTTTCAGGATTATTTAAGTAACGTCCTGTACCCATATTCCATGGCTGAGCAACAGCGTTAGCTGCTACTGCTGTGGTACCAGATAACCCAGTATCATCAGCTACAAAAAGCTTAAGATCAGCTGTCCAACTTGCTGTTCCTATTAAAGAAGCACTTACATATGTAATTTCATCAGAATCAAATTGAACTAAAAAACGGGAAGCTTGGGGATATTCTCCATTTGTTTCTGTAACTCCTGTTTTAAAATTAGTAGATGCTTCTAGGATTTCGTCTATTCCTGTATTCATAGCAGGATAAGCCGAATATAATGTAGCGTCTTGAGAAGGGAATATTTTATATACTGCCATTTTATGTTATTATAAAGGTACTACTCTGCCTTGAATATCTGTATTTGGATATTTTACTTCAAATATCATAGGGTCAAGTGAAGGATATACTACATTGCCGTTTGTTGCTCCTGTAGTATCGTATGAGTATTGACTATATCCTAAACTTGTACCTACTTTATTTATTATTGCTATGTTTTTAACTGTTTGTACTCCTTCAATTCTATCTAATAAGATATAAATATCTCTAAGGATTATAGGTTGATTAATTTGCCATTTATCTATTGCAAAATAATCTTGTAATGCTATTATACATTGAGTTAATACTTCATTTGAATTGTAATTAGGTAATACTATAATATCAAAATTTACTCCAATATTAACAATAAAAGCATCTTTTATAGTAATAGAATCATTTATCATTCTATACAAAGACAAATATGTTTGTATATTTTGTTTTAGCGCAGGAGAAGTAGTAGTTAATTTTTTATTAAAATCATAAGATAAAACATATAAATCTAATATCCCTAAAGCTTCTCCTGATGATACAGATTGTGCTTTTGTAGGTTCAATGTATGCTTTTGATACAACACCATATTTAGCGGGCATAGATAATGTTCTTACTAAATAATCATCTTGTGTTACATTACGAAGTTGTGTTGCAAAATTTGCTGAAGCATTTTGACGAATTTCTTCTATTGTATCTCCATCTCCCCCACCATCAGCAGCAGCTGGATTATTTACAACTAATGAACCTCTAACAGTATTAGCTGTGTTTACATCTAAATTATTATTTAAAAATTGTATATTTCCGGATAGGCTAGTTAAATTATTTGCAGGAATATTTGCTTCTACTCCTCCACCTGTTAAATATCTAACAGTTAATGTTGTTTGAGAAGGAGCAATGCCGTATGTTTTTGTAAATAAGAAGTTTGAGGGGGAATAAGCTGCTGTAAGTTTATCCTTTTCAAATGGTAATCCTATACCCACATTATCTGGGTTTGGGGTTATTTCTTCATCTGTATCTGTTGCGCTTCCAGCGCCAAATTGTATTTGTAATGATCCTGTATCTATAACTCTTGTAACAAATCTTCTTTGGACTTGCTCTAGCTTTAAAAGATAAGGAGCATCCCCAGAATACTGAGATAGATTAGGGTCATTTATATTAGTATTTTTAATACTATTAAATATAGTTTCTTGGGCTAAATAATCAACTTCATACCATTCATTACTATCTGTATCAAATATATCTAAAACTCCTATAATTCTGTTTGCATTTATTGTAACAGTAGAAAATTGTTGAGGGGCTCCAAAGGAAAATTGAGTAGTATTTATAGTTCCTGATGTAGCTTTTCTAGTCTTTTTTAAAAGATAAAAAGTAGGATTATTAGAATTATCAACACTATATATAACAGCTTCTGTAGGATCTCCTGAGCTGGATACTGAAAAATCTACAGGATCTTCTATGATAAAAAATGTGCTAGAAAATACAGGGGATGAAATTGTTGAATTTCCTCCAATAAATAAAGAATAATTATAATCTGGAATATAAGTTGATCCTGATAATACAGCAGGAACCTGTTGATAAAAATCAATATTTGTTGTAGCAACTTGGGTTACATTTGGTTTGTAACCAAACATATATGCTAATTCATATAAATTATTTGGTTGACGAGCATATTGTAAAAATGTTTCCTGAATTTGATTATCAAGATAAAAAGATAAAACATCACCTACATAAGCTGCCATTTCCATAAACATCATACCAGGCGAGGCTGGTGTGAAATCGTTATATGTTGTTGGGAAATAGGTTTTGGCATAGTCTATTAGACTAGCTCTAAATTCACCAAAATCTCGGTTTATATATTGTATGTTTTTTCTTTGTGCCATTATGTGAATGTTATTGATATTTCGTCATTTATACCCGTATCTACAACGTTATACGTTAATATAACATTGGCTTCATATGTATCCGGGTTTCCGGTTACTTCTAGATTTTGAACGAGTACATTTGGGAAAAACGCAGTTAATTGTGCTTGAATATCTTGTTTTAAAAAATCTAGATTTCCGTTTGTAATTTGTTCAAAAATAAAAGCTCTTAAATTGGCACCGAAATTTGGGTTTAAATATCTTTCGGTTTTATTTGTTAAAAAATAATTTATTAGATTATTCCTAACAGCATCTTTTGTAGTATATGTTGTTTTAAAAACAGCAGGAGCATTAAAAGGAATAGCCACTCCAACCCCAGTTCCGGGTTTGGTATCTATAGGGAATATTCTTTTTGCTCCGAATGCCATTATTTATTCATTAAGTTCATTATTTGATCTAAACCAACACTCCCATCGGGCAATGCTCCGTTTACTGTGTCTGTAGATTTGGGCTGAAATTGGCCGGCATATGCTGAGGTAGCTACTGCTCCCTGTTGCATTTCTCCTAAAATCCCAGAGAACATATTTCTGCGTTCTTGGGCAGTCAATTGTTTTGGTTTTTCGATGTGGGGTTGGGCATATGTATCTCTAATAGATTCATTTACGATTGTCTTTGGAGAACGGACTGCTTCGAGAAGAATATCCTTAAGTTCTTCTTGAATTGCTTCTCTTACAGCTTCTTTAATGATTTTTTTAAAGTCTTGGGTTTTCATGATTATAAATATTAAATTAGTAAGCTTTTAAATTATCTCTGTCAATAATAAGTTTAAGTTCGTTAATTAGTATTTCGGGATTTGTGGTAAAGGATAATTCTGTTTGAATTAAAGATATACCGCTTTGATTTATACCTATTGCTCTTCTACGGGTAACAGTAGGACTAAAAGGTATTTCTTCTATTCTAATTACAAATCC